AAAAAGAAGATTACAAGAAACATCCTGAGCCAACCTATTATACAGGAACGAAATATGGTTATTCAGCAAGAAAAGTGGTAGAGGACTTTCAGTTAGGTTACAACACAGGAACGGCAGTTAGCTATTTATTACGTGCAGGAAAGAAAGAAGGCAATCCTGCTGAACAAGATATACAAAAAGCAATCAACCATTTGCACTTTGAATTGGATAAGCTATATAAAAAAAGTACAACAAAAACAGGACAGTTAGTAGAATGAATATAACTAACGAAGATAATATGCACTTAATGGCCAGGTATAAAGAGAATTACTTTGACTTAGCAATAGTAGACCCTCCTTATGGGTTGGGGTTAAAAATGCAAAAATTTACCAAACCAAGCAGACCCAATTCATACAAAACACCCCCTAAGCACAAAGGATTTAATGATACTAATAGACCTTGTAAGAAATATTTTAAAGAATTAAAAAGAATTTCAAAAAATCAGATAATTTGGGGAGGACAATATTTTTGTGATTTATTACCAATAAATGGAAGTTGGATTTTTTGGAATAAAATGAACGGAGAAGGTTCACATTTCGCAGACGGAGAACTTGCTTATACATCATTTACAAAATCTTTAAAAATGTTTTCCGTTAGCACTTTTCATAATACAAGAGGTGGAAAAGATAGAATACACCCTACACAAAAACCTGTTAAACTTTATGAATGGTTATTAATGAATTATGCAAAAGAGGGAGATAAAATATTAGATACACATTTAGGTAGTGGCTCTATTGCTATTGCTTGTCACAACTTAGGATATGATTTAACTGCTTGTGAATTGGATATAGAATATTACAATGCAGCTATAAAAAGAATAGAACAACATACTTCACAATTAAGAATAATATGACACTATATAAATGTAAATGTGGTAACGAAGAAGAAATAGGCAAAGCAACAATAGGTCTAAGAGAAGGGAAGTGGAGAACTATTCAAGCGTTGTGTGATTGTGGCTTGTGGATGGATTCAGAACCTGAAGATGGTATGCCACAAATAAAAAGAACTGAAGCATCATTAAGCAAAAAGAAAAGAGGTGATAAACTTTGGGATGGAGCTAAAGAAAAACTATTAGGTGAGAGAGGGATTAATGAGGACTTCTAATGAACTTTGCAGTCAACAATAATCAAGACAAGCAAACGCTTTTTAATTACTTAAAAGAACTTGATAGTGACTACATAGTTAAAGTAAAGAAACAAAGAAACAATAGAAGTAATATGCAGAACAATTACTATTGGGCTTGTATAGTACAACCACTAGCAAATGAATTAGGTTATTTTCCTGATGAAATGCACGACACACTCAAAGTAAAGTTTGCGAGTGAATGGCAAAGTATAGAAATAAACGAAAAGCAGATAGGACTGCAAACAGTAAACAGCACAGCAAGAATGAACACAAAAGAGTTTGAAGTATATGCAGATCAAATAAGAATATGGGCTTTAACTGAATTAGGCGTAAGATTAATGCTACCAAATGAATTCAAGTAGATTCTATTATATAATACAACTTGATTAATCAAATTATTTCAAAATGAGTACACACGGTGGAAAAAGAGAAGGTGCAGGTAGAAAGGCAAAAGCAGAAGAACAAAAGTTAATAGAGAATCTAACACCTATGAATGGTATGGCTTTAGAATCGCTAAAAAAAGGGTTAGAGAAAAAGGAACAGTGGGCTGTTAAGCTATTCTTTGAGTACTTCTATGGCAGACCTCAGCAAAGAGTTGATGTTACTTCAAATGAAGAAAGTCTTAATATGCCACTTATAACATTTATAGACACTGATACTGAGTAAGAAATACAACCCCCTATTTGAATCTGATGCTCGTTATTTTATAATAACAGGTGGCAGGGGATCAGGCAAGTCATTTGCTGTTACAGTATTCCTTACACTACTCACAATGTCAAGAAACATTAGAGTTCTATTCACAAGATTCACAATGACATCAGCACACTTATCAATAATTCCTGAGTTTTTAGAAAAGATAGGGCTTTTAGGATATGAAGATGTGTTTAGTATAAACAAGTCTGAAGTAGTAAACATAAAGAATCAATCTGACATATTATTCAGGGGGATAAAGACATCAGCAGGGAATCAGACTGGAAACCTGAAGTCACTAACCAATGTTTCTAACTGGGTATTGGATGAAGCAGAAGAATTAATAGATGAAGATATATTTGATACTATTGATTTAAGCATTAGAGAAAAAGACATACAGAATAGAGTGATACTTATTTTAAACCCAGTTACTAAAGAGCATTGGATTTACAAAAGGTTTTTTGAGGACAAAGGCGTTGAAGCAGGTTTTAATGGTGTTAAAGACAATGTATGCTATATCCATAGCACATACCTAGACAATAAAGATAATCTCTCACAAAGCTTCCTAGACCGTATTAACACCATAAAGCATAATAACTTTAAAAAGTATCAGCACAGGATTCTTGGCTCGTGGCTTGATAGAGCAGATGGTGTGGTCTTTGACAATTGGAGTATAGGAGAATTTAACCCTGATGGGTTACAGACTTCTTGTGGGATGGACTTTGGGTTCTCAATAGATCCTGACAGCTTAACGGAAGTTGCAATAGACAAGCGTAAACAAAAGATTTATTTAAAAGAACATATTTATAAGAACGGCTTAAAGTCGCAAGAATTAGCACAAATAGTATTAGATAAAGTTGGCAATAAACTTATAATAGCTGATTCAGCAGAACCAAGACTAATAGCTGACCTAAAGCATTTAGGAGTTAACATTAAACCTGTAAAAAAAGGAACAATAGAAAGTGGTATAACTCGTATGCAAGATTATGAATTAGTAATAACACCTGAATCTACCAACATAGCTAAAGAATTAAACAACTATATATATAGTGATAAATCATCTAAGCTATATGTAGATAATTACAACCACGCTATTGATGGTGTGAGATACAATATAATATATCATTTAGACAACCCCAATGCAGGTAAATATTTTGTACAATAAAAAAGGGGTGATAGATAAAATCTACCAACCCCTCTAACTAAAATGAAATACAAAAACTAGGCAAATATACACATTAAACTAAATTAAACAAATTTCTATTATATAATATACTATGAAGATTAAGATTAAGAAGAAGGACAAGATTAAAGAGTTCAAGTTAATTAGTAGTTGGTCAGATGTAAACTTAGACACCTGGATAAAACTAATAGACTTTCAAACAGGCAGTAAGACAGAAGAAGCAGAAAATACAATAGCTACTTTGTCAGATATGCCTAAGAACTTGATTAAGGAGTTAGAATTAAGTGATGTAGCTGTTATATTAAGTACAATAGCTAAGCTTCAAGAAGGGCAAGATAGTTCTTTAAAAAAGATAATTGAAATAGAAGGAAAGAGATATGGCTTTCATCCTGATTTGGATTCAATTACTCTTGGTGAGTTTGCTGACATTGAAACATTCATCAAGGGAGATGTTGAAAAGCACTTGCCTGAATTAATGGCTGTTCTTTACAGACCAGTCTTAGAAGAATCAAAAGGGGGTGTTTATACCATTGAAGCTTATGATGGAAATATAAGCATAAGGGCAGAACAGATGAAGAAGATGTCAGCAGGGCAAGTGCAAAGTGCACTGGTTTTTTTTTATCATTTCGTCAGCGTATTGTTAATGACTTCGGAATCATTTTTGATAAAACGGCAGAAGGAAATGAAACAGCAGTAGCAACAGAATCCTTTGCAGAAAAGTGGGGGTATTTTGGTTTGATGTATAGATTAACAAATGGAGATATTGCAAAATTAGATACGATAACAAAACTTGGGGTGATAGAAGCTTTCACTTGGTTAAGTTATGAAACAGATTTAGAATCACAAAATAAAGTAAGTAATGGCACTAACAACTAACAAGAGTTACAACAATGTAGTAAATACAATTTGCAGACTGGGCGAATATCACGACCAAATCTCTACTGTCTCAGTTGGGGATATTTATGAAATTAATATGAATAAAAACACCCTTTTCCCTTTGCTGCATATTAACCCTACTTCAGTTGATACAGGAGATAGTCAATTAAACTACAATTTTCAAATCTTTATAGCTGATCTAGTATCTGAAAAACATAATTGGCAAACGTACCAAGCACAAGGACTGACTAAATTATTAGATTCTAAAAATAACGAACAAGAAGTTTGGAATCAAACTTTAGAAATATGTACAGATATTATTGGTATGCTACGGCACAGTACAAGACAATCAGAAGCAGGTGTGGATGACATCAATGCACCTATTTACTTCACAGAAAATCAATTTAGTATAGAGCCATTTCAAGAAAGGTTTGACAATCTTTTATGTGGGTGGACTTTTACAATAGGGGTTAAGGTGATGAATGACTTTCAAACTTGTACAATTCCTGTAACAGATGCAGGAGCAGGATATTAATGAAATTTAAGATAGGCAAATATAAGATAGAAATAGGGTTTTTTAAAATAACAATAAAAATATAATAATGGCAGATTTAACAGTAACAATTTCAGAAAGTGTAACCGTAAATGGAGCACTAAGGGGTTCATCAAACACAGTTACAGTTTCAAGTATCTTAGATACATTTGAAAGGGTTGTGACTTGTCCCCATTCAGCAACAACAACAATAGCAACATTTGCAACAAATGTGTATGATAGTGCAGGGGCTATTGATGCTCAGGGGGTTAAGTATATAAGAGTAACAAACTTATCAGACACTTATGATTGTGAGTTAGGAGTAGCAGGTGCAGCATCAAATTATACAATTCTATTACCTTCACTCAACTCACATATAATAGCAAGAGCAGATGATGTAATGGTAGCAGAAGCAGATGCAGTACCTAGCTATGGATCTTTAGCAGATATTGCAAAGCTAGAGATTAGACCAACAGCATCAAGTGATTGTGAAATAGAAATATTTGTAGACCAATCAAAAGGTTTGACTGCCGCACATAAAGCTAACAATCTAATTAAATATTTAGATAGCTTTGGAAGGTATGTAGTCAAACAAGCAAGAACCAACTTATCTAAAGGAGATAAAAATGCTAGTAGTGATTTGTATAATTCTATTGGCTTTGAAATATCTTCTGACAGTAAAGGATTTACAATTCAATTCTATATGGATAGCTATGGAAAGTTTGTTGATAAAGGTGTTTCAGGAACTAAGAAGAAAAGAAAATACAAAGACTACTCAGGCAAGATCGTTCCTAGTCCTTATAAGTATAAAAGTAAACAACCCCCAACATCAATTATTGAAAAGTGGATTAAAACAAGAGGTTTAAAAGGTAGAGTAGATAAGAAGTGGAAGGGTGCAGGAAATAGAGGGGGGCAATTTATAACTGATAAAGCGTTTGCTTTTTTAATAGCAAGAAGTATTAAAGAAAAAGGGATTAAAGGCATAAGCTTTTTCCAACGACCCTTAGAATTAGGCATCAAGAGATTAAGTAATGATTTACTACAAGGAATTAAAGAAGATATAACAGAAGTATTAAAAGATATAAATTAATATGGCAGCATCAATAATAGAACAACGACCATTTTTTGGATACCTACCAGTAGGAATAGAGCAAATATTTACAATTTCAAACCAACAGGCAGTTGCGAATGAACAAGAAGTTAAATTTGTAGCATACGTACATATTGGTAAAAATATTCCTAATCCAAGTACTACAACCGACTTAATAGGAACTTTTAAGACAACCCCCAATGCAGCAGGTGTAGGAATGTTTGATATGAGAACCGTAATAGAAAACTATGTTAAAGCTGATAATTTAGCAGCAGACAATAGCACATATAAAGGGTTCACCACTGTGCCCAATCTTACACACCCAATACATTTAGTAGATAAGTTCTCTTTAAATAATAATACTGTAAGATTTATGGTTATACGTTTTGCAGTTGAATATTTAGGGGCAACAGACGCAGCAGGAAATCAAGATGACAATGTTGTAAGGGTAGCAGATGGAACAGAAGATGACACTTATGCTTACCGTATTTTTAATGCGTATATTAAATACAACGACTTTTTATATAGAGGAATTTCCACCAATAACGCAGGTAATTTTGGTTTTCGTACAGCTATCTTTACTCCAGGTGCTCCTACTAGGAGATGGCTAACCAATGCACCTATGACACAGCATTGTGGATTAAATGATTATGGAACTGTTGCTATGCTAGGAACTTTTGATGAAGTTATTTTTGAATACTTCACAGCAAGTGGTAGTTCAGCAGGGACATCTGATCTTGTCTTAAAAAAAGGAAACACAGGATCGTTCCCACCTGCACAAACAATATCTTCAATTTCAGGAAACGAACTTAATTACTTAGGGTGCTTTCCTGGAAACTTACAAAATTGGAGTACTAACTTTGCAACAGCTATGGCAGCAGGATTAGCATATTACACAGTAACTGCTAGAAATAGTCTAGACCCCACAGCAGTACCACCAACTTTTACAACTGCATTAGAAGTTCTTACTATTAGACTTAATCATAACCCTGTCGTGGGGACATTTCCTTTAATTGGTGGAACAAGTGCACGGTCAGGATGCCCTGGATGTGATGATTGCACAAGTGAAGGACCAGGTGGGTCGTATGATAGTGTTGGTTCAAGTAATGTTAGACTTGGTTGGTTAAACCAATGGGGTGCTTGGGATTATTTTACTTTTACACAAAAAGCAGTTAAGACTGTTTCTACTAAATCAACAACATATACTCAAATGAACGGTACTTGGGGTGGGGCAATTTATCAACTAAATGCACATCAAGGGGGTAAAAGAAAGTTTAGAGTTAATGCAGTTGAAAAAGTAAGTTTAAATACAGCATACTTAACAGAAGAATACAATGTTATGTTTGAAGAATTAATGAATAGCCCTGAAGTTTATTTATTAAGGGGGTACGAATCAATTACTTATGGCGCAGATGCTTTAGTAAAATATGTGGTACCTGTTAGAGTGACTAGCTCTAATTTTACAAGAAAGACTATTGCCAATGATAGATTGATACAATATACTATTGAAATAGAAAAGACTAAAACCCTAAGAACCCAAGCAGTATAATGAGTATACAATTATCATTAATCCCCCAATTCCACAATGGACAATATAATGTATTGTCAACTGATCCTAATGAGTTTGTAGTTAATGGTATAACCTTTATGAATTTAGGTTCAGCTCCTTCAGTAAGTGTAGGTACACAACCTGTTCCTGCTTCTGTATTATTTCTTCAACCCCCAACAATTCCAAATAGTTGGTATTTATTTAGAACTACAATAGGGGGGACACCTGCTTACCCAACTGTTTCATCAGGAAAGGTTGTTTTAGCTTCAGTTGTTGCAGGAGCATTTGGATCACTTACTGGTGTTTACCAAAGATTGTCAGGACTAACCGTAGGGCAAAGTTATACACTTAAAGTTAAACTAACCACAACATCAGCAACAGGAAATTTGATTATAGGTTTATATGACGGTACAAACACAGTAATAAATGCTACTGTGGCTATGTCAAGTCAAACTATAATAACATATACATTCGCAGCTCCTAGTGGGGTTGCAACGGCAACAGACAATACACTTTGGGTATCTTTTAATGACACCATAGTAAATAGTATTGAAATAAATGAGATTTCATTATTGCCCACAGGCACTGCCCCAACAGGCACTGCTTGGGATTTAGATAATGGGGAAGCTATTTGTGATTTATATGAAGATGAAGATTTACCATTAACACTTAGTGTTGATGATTTTAAAAATGTAGCAGAAAAAGTACAATCATATTCTAAAGCATTTAAGCTTCCAGGAACCAAAAGGAATCACCAAATATTTGATAATATTTTTGAAGTAACAAGGACAGATGATGGTATAGCTTTCAACCCTTATTTAAAAACACAATGCAAATTAAAGCAAAATGGATTTATCTTATTTGAAGGATATTTAAGACTAATAGATGTACAGGACAAAGAAGGAGAAATATCTTACAATGTGAATTTGTATTCAGAAGTAATTGCTTTAAAAGATGTGTTAAAAGAAGCAACTTTTAGTAACTTAGACTTTGGTGAATTAACACATAACTATAATAAAACCAATATTAAAAATAGTTGGAATAACACTGCGCCAGGAATATCTTACACTCAACCTTCAACATCAGGATATAGAAACGCAACTGACACAGTAAAATACCCTTTTGTTGATTGGACACATCAGATAATAATTGCAGATGGCTTTACAGGTAGTGGTGCTACATTAGATAGACCTGAATTGACTGATTTAACACAAGCTTTCAGACCTTTCATTCAAGTGAAGTATTTAATAGATAGAATCTTTCAAGCAACTCCTTTTACTTATACAAGTACATTTTTTGAAACGGCAGATTTCAAAAAGCTGTATATGGATTTTAATTGGGGAGAAGAACAGCCAGGTAAAAAAGGTGTGGCGTGTGGTGATATAAAAGGCTCTACTACTACTTTTGCTTTCTTAAAAACACAAGAATGTACAGGTGCTGATGATCCAAGTGCTACTGATTTGGGTTGGGATATGTCAAATAGCCAATTCACCTGTCCTTTAAACAATACGACCTACAACATAAATTGGGATTTTCGTTTTAATACAACAGTGGCCGATTTTGTGTTCTTTAAATGGAAGCTAAATTATGCAGCAGGGGGAACAGCCAATATTGGGTTCAATGGACATACCACAGCAGCTAGTACACCTTTCTCTTGGTCAGGGAACTTTTCTATTACCTTACAAGCAGGTGATATTTTAATTCCACAATATAAATCAAACACAGCAGGAACTGTTGCTCAATTAGCATCAGGAAATGTTGCAGTTTCAGAAAATCCTAAAACCATAACATCCAATGTGATGCTACAAGCACTAAGGGGTGAACTGAAACAGTGGGAATTTTTAAAAGGGATATTCACAATGTTTAATCTTGTATCGCTTCCTAATGAGGAAGATAAAAACAATATTATCATAGAAACTTACAACGACATTTTCTTAGAGAATCCTAATAGTAAAGAGTGGGATTGGTCATCCAAAATAGATGTTGAACAAATAAAACTCAAACCATTAACCGACTTGAACAAACAAACTGTTTTCAAATTCAAAGAAGATGATGATGATTATGCTTTTATGGCTTACAAAAAGTCAGTATTTGGACATTTATATGGAAGTAAGGTTTGGGATGCTTCAGGGTTTACTATTTTAGAGGGTACTAAAGAAATTGTTGCAGAACCATTTGCTGCCACAGTTCCTAAACCCTTAGACGAACTTTTCCCACAATTGGTTACACCTGCAATATACGCTTATAATGGTGATGATGGAACGACATCAGGATTTGATAATAGTCCTAGAATTATGTATAATAACGGAATTAAAAGTAGTGGAACAACATATTTTATTCCTGCATTCAACGGACTATCAAGTGAGAACCAACCTGATTTTTTACAGTTCACCCACTTATCACAAGCTGTACCCACCACAGCAACTACAAAAGATTTTCATTTTGGAGAATGTCAATTAATACAACCAATTGGTGGAACACCCACTGACAATTTATTTAATACTTATTGGCTTCCTTAT